TTGTATAGCAGATTAAAAAGACTTTATCACGCCGGCCGTTTAACAGACGAAGCGCTGGCAACTGCAGTTACAAGAGAATGGATCACAGAAGATGAAAAACAGGAAATCATCAGAACGAAACCAGCAGCCTAATCACTTCAGATGCAGCCATCGCAGCGGCGTGGTCTGCAGAATGAATCTGAAGAAATGCACCGGCAAGACTTGTACCAGATATGGAACGTGCGGCGAATGCGAGCATTACTACATACCTCCAGGACAGGATCCGTGCCGGAGTTGCCGCTGGAATACACAATAAGAGAGGAAGAACACTGAGATGGATAAGTTCATAGACGTGTTCGGAGATGTCACAGTAAGCAGAGCAGCGGTGGTCATAGCCGCCCTGCTCTTCCTGGTTGGATGCTACCGGAAGATATCAAAGTATTTCGGGCAGAAGGCAGTAAATGACTACAAGCAAAACGAGCAGATCCAGGAAGTCATAGATCAGTCAAAGCACTACCCAGAGTGGAGACAGCAGAGCATAGACGTCCAGGTAAAGCTAACCGACCAGATCGAAACTATCATCGGGAAAATGGAAGGGCTGGAAAAAGCAAATGGAGAAGGCATGGCCTACACATGGAGATACCGGATCCTTCGATTCAATGATGAGGTGAGACAGGGAACAAGACATACAGAAGAACATTTTAATCAAATTTTGGAAGATATAACCAAGTACAATCGCTACTGCGGAGAACATAAAGATTTTCCGAATGACAAGGCGGTGCTGGCAATTAAGAATATCAAAGACGTTTACGATAAGTGCGTCGAGGAAAACGATTTCTTATAGCATGCAATGTATTTCGGGAGGCGGACATGACGTGTCCGTTTCCCACTCAAAAAAGGAGGAAACACACATGAACGCTGAAATTTTAATACAGTATGTAACCTATGCCTTAGTGGCAATCGGAGTCCTGGCCTTTCTGGTCAGCGCAATCACCCAGGTGATCAAGGAGATGCCTGGTCTTAAAAACATTCAGACAAATGCAGTCGCACTCGTGATCGCATTGATCCTCTGCCCTGTGGCAGTCGTGATTCTTTGCATTTACATGAAAGTGCAGCTCGTCTGGTACTACTTCGTCGGAGCAGTAGTCGCAGCATTTCTGGTATATTTAGTGGCAACCGGAGGCTGGGAAAAGGTATCCGAAATGTGGAATCGCACTCATTACAAGAAAAAATAACACGAACCATGGCGGACATATCGTGTCCGCTTTTACAAAAAGAAAAGAGGGATAACACATGGAGAAACAAGAATTCATAAAGAAAATAGCGGCGTTTGTTCAGAAATACGCTCCGCAGTATGGCATCAAGGTACATAGCCCTATCATCGCCCAGGCAATCCTGGAATCAGGGTGGGGAGAAAGCAAGCTATCAGCAAAGTATCACAATTACTTCGGTCTGAAATGCGGAACCAAATGGACAGGCCCATCCGTAAACATGACAACCCAGGAAGAGTACCAGCCTGGAGTTCACACGACCATCAAGGACAACTTCAGGGTTTATGGATCCATGGAAGAAGGCGTGAAGGGATACTTTGAATTTATCCAGCTGGCAAGATACCAGAACCTTCGTGACATTACAGATCCGCAGAGGTACCTCGAAACCATCAAAGCAGATGGGTACGCAACAAGCTCCACATATGTGGAAAACAATATGAGACTTGTACACCAGTACAATTTGACACAATACGATAAGGAGGAAGTATCTATGGGAAGAACAGCACAAGACGTCCTGAACGTCATGAGAGGATGGCTGGGATACAGCGAAGCAAATGGCAAATTTAGACAGATCATCGATCTGTACAATTCCGTAAAACCTTTACCAAGAGGATATGCAGTGAAATACACAGATGAATGGTGCGACACAACCGTGTCTGCAGCGGGCATTAAGGCAGGCTGCAGCGACCTGATCGGAAGAGAATGCGGATGCGAGCAGCACGTGAAGATTTTCCAGAGCATGGGAATCTGGATCGAGGACGGCACCATCACTCCGATTCCAGGAGACATCATCCTTTATAACTGGGATCATGGATACCAGCCAAACAATGGATACTCTGATCACATCGGATTTGTTGAGAGCGTGTCAGGCAATCAGATCACCTGCATCGAAGGAAATAAAGGAGAGGCTGTGGCAAGACGTGTCCTCACAGTAGGAAACGGAAATATCAGAGGATATGCCCGTCCAAGATATGCAGCAGGAGGAACACCGGTACAGCCATCAACTCCTTCAAAGTCCATCACAGAAGTAGCGAAGGAAGTAATCGCTGGATCCTGGGGAAACGGCCAGGACAGAGCAAACCGCTTAAAAGCAGCGGGCTACAACCCAGATGCAGTTCAGGCAGAGGTGAATAGAATCCTCGGCGGACAGCCATCCAAACCGGCTCTTAAGCCAATCACAGAGGTGGCAAAAGAGGTCGTAGCAGGCAAGTGGGGAAACGGCCAGGACCGTATCAATAAATTGACTGCGGCAGGCTACAACCCAAACACCATCCAGGCAGAGGTGAACCGCCTCGTAGGCGGAGCGGCTCCAAAGAAGTCAGAAGACGAGATCGCAAAGGAAGTCGTAGCAGGCAAGTGGGGAAACGGCCAGGACCGTATCAACAAGCTGACAGCAGCAGGCTACAACGTTCAGAGCATCCAGAACAAAGTCAACCGGTTAGTCGGCGGAGGAAAATCCGTAGACACCGTAGCACGTGAAGTTATTCAGGGAAAATGGGGAAACGGACAAGACAGAGTAAACCGCTTAAGAGCAGCAGGATTCGATCCGAACGCAGTACAAGCTAGAGTAAATCAGTTATTGTAAAAAAAGAAAGCCGGGAGCATTTAAGCTCCTGGCTTTTAGGCATTTAGATCGGAGACGTATCCCTCCGGAAAAATAAATATGAACCACACCTGCTGCCGACCATTCCAGATGGTGGAGAAATTCGGAACCGACATACCAAAGATATCGCCCGAAATTTGGTAGTATTTATAGGATTTTATAACTTGACTATTCAGGAAGAAAATGCCGGAAAGTAAGCCGTCCTTGCCACCACATCGAGACAGAGACAGCCTGGCCGGAACTGCTGGCCAGATTTCTGGCAGTCCGGTATGCTTCTGGTTGGCTCTCGGTTTCTAGGAAGAAATCATCCGGACCATATACACGATACACAGCGTTCATAAAGAGTACCTCCTATCGCTTCTGGATTTCACCGAAAACAAGAATATCCTTAACCATCCAGTCGTATCCGGAAAAGCCTGCGTTCTTCTTTTGGAGCCGTGTCTTCTCCTTCGCATCAACAATTCTCGCAGTAATGCAGGCGCCCCAACCGTCATCCCATCTGTAATACCAGGAACCGCCATCCAGTTCTTGGAAGCGATTTTTCATAGATGCAACTTGTGAGGTTTTAAAAAGATAGTGCCCGTCTTTTTCTCCACTCCAGCGTCCATTCCAGCTACCACGATTCGGCATTGTAAGTTCGAAACAAATAATCAT